AGAAGACGCAGACCCCCACCAAGACACCGACCCGTACTGAGCCGGCGATTGACCCCGACCCGTACTACTCCCCGGAGCGCCTATGCCCGTCGCAGCGCGAGGACGCGGAGCGCCGCAGCAGACCGTAGCTATGCTGGCGGTCGGTCGCAAGTACGGGATTCGGGTAGACAAGTTTGTAGGATGGTGGGCTGCATTCGGCATCCACGTCCATGTCTGGCCCCCGCACATGGCACACCTCGACCTGCATCTGCTGTGGTGGCTGATTACGTTCGGGCGGCACTACGCCGGACCGAGAGAGCATTAGGAGGAGAAGCCATGACGCAGAGGGAATTCTGCAAGCGATGGGACGGCCTGTCCCTGCTTCAACGGGATCGGGTGCGCAGAAAGGCGTGGTGGGAGCACATGACTCTCTGGTCTGTGATGGCTGAGTATTGGCCGTACGACGACCCAGAACCGCTTGACTAGGATGCCACAATGCCACGCGAAGAGGTCACACCGCCGCAGTCCCTCGCTGACGAGCACACACTGATCGCTCAGCGGTACGCGGGCGCTCTCGTCGGGCATCCGTACCAGGACGGGCAGCAGAACCGCTTCGTCGTCGTTGACCGCAGCCGTCCCTGGCGGGAGCCCGCCGTCGTGGCTGACGACTGCCTGTTCTGCGTGCGGCTGACCGACGAGCAGGCGATCCAGCGTGTTGATGGCTTCCAGCATCAGATCGACATCGAGGCGTGCCGTGGGAAGTACCAGCACATTGGTGCTTGGTTGGATAGCGGATCGCCGGACGTTCCGAACCCGAAGCACGATCACAAGAACCGCGCCAACCTCCGCCGCTTCTGCGAGCTCTTTCAGGACATGCCGACCGAGCGGCGGCCGACAGGCTGGGAGACCAAGCCGTTCCCGATGGTGGCGCTACCGCTTAGGCTGAAGCGGAAGATGTGTGTGGAATGGAATCACCTTCTCCTGCGCTGGATGGAGGAGAACGTGCTCCAGTACGATTTCGACACGCACGTATTCTGGCACGAGGTCGTGGCCAAGCCGACACCTCACCCGCCGTTTGAACTCACGCCCTGGATGGACTACGGCGGGGCATCGCCGGGAGGCGACTATGACTGACGTGGCGCGACCATTCGCCGGTATCAAGCTGACCCGCGACCACTGTGCGGGTCTGCGTGAGGTGGTGCGGCCGTACAACGAGATCGAGCTGGACCCCCGCATCGTAGAGGACTTCTGCGAACGTCTCTATCTGGCCTACTACATGCTGGAGGCCGACCCCGATATTGAGGCCGTCGGCTTCCCCATCTCCCACGACGAGGTCATGGTCATCAACCACTTCGTCTCCGCTGAGGACGGCGGCTGGTCCGCCGAGCTCCTGCACCAGACGCGGCAGGCGCTGTACGAGCAGTCCACGGGAAAGGATGCGGTGCGGCTCGCGTCATCTGAGGAGACGCATGCGCTCTTCCAGGATACGGCTCTTGAGGGCGACAATCTGCCAACGGTACCTGAGAAGTCGTGACCGACGGCGCTAGTAGAAGGAGGAGAAAATGCGAGACTTTGTTAGAGATCGCCTAGAGGAACTTCGCCAGGCTCAGACGGCGGTTGCACATGAGCGGGCGAAGCGCGCCGCATCGAAATCCTTCCGCGAGTTCCTCCATTACTGGCACTTCAAGAACCGCGAGACCGGCGAGGTGCGCACCTTCCTGCCCTGTCTCCATGCCGACCCCGACCACAAGGAGCACGGGGATGAGATCTGGCCGGGGCAGGATGCCTTTGTCGAGGTGATGAAGCAGCACCCGCGGCTCTACGCGCTCAAGGCCGGCAAGCTGGGCTTCACCGAACTCGAATGCGCCTTCGACGCTTGGGTGGCACTCTTCCGCCAAGCCAACGCCCGCGTCCACGTCTTCTCCAAGGGGGACTTGGCGTCGCAGGACGTTCTGGCCTACATCCGCTTTGGCCTGACGCACCTGCCGGCGTTCCTGCGCCCAACGCTGCTGGCACGGCCCACACAGGCGACGCAGGATATCAAGACGCGGGGCGACACGATGCACCAGCTCTCATTTGAGGGCCCGACGGGGGCCGATGACGTCCGCGCCATCGTCTCCTATCCGGCTGGCGCCAACGTCTCTGTCGACCAGACCTGTCAGCATGCCCACGTTGACGAGTTGGCGCGGATGCCGTTCCCACAGAAGACGTGGCAGGCCGTCCACTCGACCATTGCGCCGGGAGGCTCCTGTCACATCGTCACCCGGGGCGCCGGCGAGGATAACTTCGGTGCCGAGCTCTGGACGCAGATCGAGGAGGGGGACGGTGAGCTGTACCCCTTCTTCCAGCCGTACACGGCGCGGCCGGGCAGGGATGCAGCTTGGCGGGAGAAGGAGGCTAAGCCGATGACTACGCAGGGCATCGCCCACTTCGCGCCCGAGACGGTGGCCGACGCGCTGGCCGGCGATGAGCAGTCCTCGTTCATTCCCGAGCAGCTTTGGGACGCCTGCATGGAGGAGCTGCCGTCCTTCGCCCCTGAGAAGGTGGGGATGGCGGGGACCAAGGAGCCCGTCGTACTCGCGGTCGACGCGGGTGTGTCCAACGACTGCTTTGGTATCGTCGCGGTGACGCGGCACCCGCATCCTTCGCGCCACGCCGACGTCGCCATCCGAGCCGTCCGTCTGTGGGAGCCGCCGAAGGGTGAGCACATCGACTTCGCGGCGCCGGAGAAGTTCATCCGCGAGATCTGCCGGCTCTACAACGTCGTGCAGCTCGCCTACGATCCCTACCAGCTAGAGTCCATGATGCAGAACCTCACGCGCGACGCAGTGGTGTGGTGCGAGGCGTTCAACCAGGGGAAGGACCGCCTGATTGCTGATTCGGAGCTGCGGGACCTCATCGTCAACCGGCGGTTGGTGCACGACGGCAATCGGTCGCTGCGCGAGCACTTCCTGAACGCGGCCGCTAAGCTCCAGACCAAGGAGGACTCGCAGATCCGTATCGTCAAGAAGGCGCCGCACCGGAAGGTGGACTTGGCGGTAGCCACGTCGATGGCTTGCAATCGCTGCCTGTATCTGCTACTATGATTAACACAGAGTAGGAGGAGGAGAATCATGAACCCATTTGAATTCGCAGCATTTGTGGCAAGCAGCGCGCTGTTTTATCTGATGGCGGCCATGCTGGTCACGCGCCTCAGTCTGGCGCTGGACTGGCCATACAGCCGTTCTGAGGCGGTCGCACACGGAATCTGCTGGCCGCTTGCCATACCGATTGCCCTGCTCGCGTACACGGTGAGGGGCATCGTGGGCTTTGTCCGGTGGGGAGCCGGAATGTGGGAGGAGGAGGACTAGCATGTCACACTACCAAGGAGATGACTGCCCGAAGCGGCACTGTCCCGACATCGGCCTCGTCGGCTGGATGCGGAGTGGGAAGGACAGCGTAGCCGACTGGCTGATCGAGCACTACGGCTACCGCAAGCTGGGCTTCGCCACAGCCCTCAAAGCGGAGGTAGCGCGGGGCGTCGGGTGCCGGTCGGAGGAACTGAACGCGGAGCCGCTCAAGAGCCAAGTACGACAGGTCCTCCAGGTCTGGGGCACCGAGTTCCGCCGCGGTCAGGACCCGGACTACTGGGTGAAGATGGCGCGGGGGCAGATTCTCCTACGGGGCGCTGACCGGCATCCCCATCCGCTCGTCTTCACCGATGTGCGCTTCCAGAACGAGATCGACATGCTCCGCGACCACGGCTTCCTCATCGTCCATGTGGACATGCCGCTACGCGATGTCACTTCCTACTTTCTGGCGCATGGGAAGACCGACGAGCAGATTGAGGCAATGCTCTCGCACCCGTCGGAGCAGGAGTGGCAGCACGCAGAGGTTAACGAGCGTATCGAGAGCAACCGCGGCGACCTGCTGGGGCTGTACGCGCAGACCAAGCTGCTGGTGGAGCGGCACGCTGATCGGATCAGCACCACTGCTTGACAACCTGTGTTAATCATGCTATGCTAGGGTCAGGAGGAGAAGTAAGATGACAGAACCAACAGACAGTCACGACTACGAAGGCGCATGGTATGCGATTTTCCTCGTATTCGCGGTGCTGTTCACCTTCACCATCGGGACGTTTATGCTACAAGATTATCAGATCGACGTCATCTACGACCGCGTAGGTGAGATGCAGCGGCAACTGGACTGCCCGCCCGGCGAGCTGCTTGTCGCCGACCACGATGGCGTCGAGTATTGTCTCGCCTCGGAGGAGAGCGAGTGATGGGCAATCTATCGTATGCCTATCGTCAGCTTCCCACAGAGGCACGCCCTGAGCAGATTGAGGAGAAGCTGAACGAGGCACGCTCACGGGGTTGGGAGCTTCACACCTTCACGGACGAAACAGAGACGGCGTGTGCTTCGGTTGTTTTTCGTTGGGTAGGATTGGCTCCCCAACATCCTCCATTTGCGGACGATGAGGAGGAGAGAGAGTGATGGTACCAGCGCGCAGGGTGCGAATCCGGCTGTTCGAGGGGGAAGGCTACCAAGTAGAGCAGGAGGTAGAACGGTACCTGCACGCTGTCTCCATTGAGGACTTGGAGTTGGTGGCTATCGAGTACAACTACCAGGCGCCGGAGGTGGGACTACGGTCAGGAGCTACAGAGACCATAGCACCTGCGACCCACGGCGTCTGTGTAGTGCTAGCAGAGAAGGAGGAGACCCCATGACCAGACAAGCAACACCGAAGGCGATTGCCGCGTACCGCGAGAAGCTGCTGACGAACCCGGCGTCGCTGCTGACGAACATGCGGCGGACGCGGGAGACGCTGCGGGAGCGGTCCGAGCAGGTCTTCATCGACCGCGACCTGACAACCACAGACAAGGTGATAGACGACGATGTGCGCAAGGAGGAGCTGGAGCGTCTGGACGAGGTGATCCTCCGCGTCGGCTCCCGCATCGACGACCTCGACAAGCAGATCGAGGCCCACATCGAGGAGCACCCGGACGCCGAGCTCCTGGCTAAGATAGGGCCGCAGGGGCTACAGGCGCCGTCTGGCGCGATGTCGGTGAGTCGGCAGACGCGGCGAGCGCGGGAGCGTGCGCAGGTGAAGGCGCAGCGCAGGATGCCGGCGGAGAAGCCAGAGTCGGACACGGCCGCTGAGCCTACGCCGATCTCGAAGTCCGAGGCGAAGCGGCTCAAGGTGCTAACAGCGCAGGATCCGACCGATCCCGATCCTGCTAGGAAGCCTGCGCCAGAGACCGCTGAGGAGGCGCCGGAGGCGGAAGAGTAGGATGTGCGACACGTCGGCCCGTGTACGGATCCGAGAGTTTGAGAGGGACTGGTATCGGAAGGCTCTGGTGGCACTTCAGGAACAATTGGGTGTGTTGGCCGACGAGAAAGAAGATCAGCCCCATAATGCTGTTTGGATGCTGGCCTGTGATGCGCTTGACCGACGGAGATTGGCGGAAGCCGCTGCGGAGGCGGGGCTGCTGACTGACTTATTTGAGGCGGAGGAGTAGTCGATGCCGGTCCAAGAAGCAATGACCGACCTGGCGCTGAGCGTGCCCGCACTGGCGCTGTGGATCACAGGCTGGCGCCTGCTGTGGAGGGCGTGGCGGTGATCGACCTCATCCGCGCCAACGCCGACGCCATCCTCGCCGCAGCATCCATCGTCTACGCCGTGTTCTTCCTGCCGCAACTGCGCCACCAGGCCATGGCGCGAGCATGCACGGTACCGCTGATGACGGCGGTGCCATACCTGTTGGCGACTTGCACGATGGGGGTTGTTTTTGCTACGCTAAGCATGTGGCTGACCGCCGGTATCGACGTTCTGATGGTGGCACTGTGGCTGGTAGTGATCTGGCAGCGCACGACCTATGGAGACGGCACTATCCAGTAGGAGGCCAACTCATTTATGCACAATAGCGTTCCCCCGGAGTCCTGGGAAGAGGTCAAGGTCCTGCTGGCGGGGGGTATGGTTGCAGAAGACATCGCCGCTATCGTCAAGCCGAAGTACGGCGGTCCCTCTGGGTCGACTATTCGGCGCTATCTGCAGGAGCATCCTGAGCTCCGTACCCACTCTCCCGAAGACGTGGCAAAGGCTAAGGAGATCAACCTCCCGCCCGGGCCGGCGGATTGGGACGAGGCGGAGTGGACGAAGCGGTCCACAGAGTTCCTAGCGCAGCACGCGCCACTGCCCCCCGTGCCCGCACACATCGCAGCCATACGCAAGGAGGAGATGGGCTTCAAGACGCCGCAGACGGCGATCGCGCTCTTCTCCGACTACCACTTTGGATCCAAGATCGACCCGCGCGTGTCGGGTGGTCTGGCGGAGTATTCGACAGCGATAGCTCGGCTCCGCCTCGCACGCTGGCGGGATACGCTGCTGCGCTTTACGCAGATGAACCAGCTCGCGGTCACCGTCGATGACCTAGTGCTGTTCGCGCTTGGGGACGAACTTGAGGGCCACGGTAAGATGTTCGGCACTCAGGCGTTCCAGATGGACCAGACGGCCTTCTTCCAGTACATGGGGTTTATCACCGACATGGAGGAGATCATCCTGTCGATGCTGAACCGCTACAAGACGGTGACGATCTTCAAGGTGTACGGCAACCACGGGCGGATGGCTACAGGCTGGAAGGACTGGTACGGCCCGGACAATATGGAGATGATGGCCTGGGAGCACATCGGCGACCGGCTCCGCGCGACGACCGGCGGCGAATGGTCGTACTCCAGGAACGGGACGCACCTACTGACCGGCGGCCGCGTCAACCTCTGCATCAGCCGTTCGTGGTTCGTGATGGCCGACATCCAGGGGTGGCTCTTCTACGCTCGGCACGGCCACGGGATCGGCGACCTGAAGCGGACGTACACCGGCGCCTACGACCACAAGTTGCGCATGAACTCCATCACGGGGCGCATCATCAACTACATGGTCAAGGGGCACCTACACGAGGCGCAGAACGTGGAGGGGGAGATCGGTGGCAGTATCATCCAGAACGGCTCCTTCGTCGGCCCGTCGATGCTCACGCTGGAGCGGAACGCCGCAGTGGCCAACATCCCATCGCAGGAGTTCTACCTACTGCATCCGAAGTACGGGCTGACCCACCACCACCGCATCCACTTGGCGACCGCCGCGGACATGCGCAAGTTCGAGATCTTCCAGGCGCAGGGTGGCGAGCTGCTGGCGCCGGTGGATGGTCTGCCATCTGAGGAGGGTACGTCGTGAAGCAGCCGAACACCTTCGTCTACGTCGCCGGTCCCTACCGTCCGAAAGACGGGACGCACGACTGGCGCGGCTACTTCGAGATAGACGCACACATCGCCGAGGCACGCAAGTGGTCGTCGGCTCTAGCTGAGGCGGGCATCCCGTTCTTCTGCCCACACCTCAACTCCGCCCACTTCGAGATCATAGTCCCCAAGGTGCCGTCGCAGTATTGGCTGGACATGGACCTCGTAATCCTGCGCTACGCGAGCGCGTTGCTGCTGCTCCCCGGCTGGCGGGACTCACGTGGGACGGTGGTGGAGAAGGATCAAGCCCACGAGCAGGGCAAGGACGTGTACACGCACGCCATGTTCCCACAGCTCGTGCGGGAGTGGTACGCGGCGGGCGCAAGCTAGGGCGCGTTACAGCTTGGTACGGCGCGCTACAGCGTGCTACAGCTCGGTACGGGTTGACAACGCTCCCACCGACCCCCTATCCTAGAGGTAAAGGTTCCTCTCCGATGAACGTGCCCATGGGGTACTGCCGAGAGGCTAGTTGGAGAGGTCATGCAGACTGCTAGCACAGCGGGGGAGGGTGCCCTGAAATATGGTCTCCGCCCCCCGCTCTTATAGGAGGAGCCGCTTGCCTCGAAAGCCGAAATCCCCTAGCAAGGCGCCGAAGCCTGACGCGCAGGTCGCTGGCGATAAGCAGGTCAATCCCAAGACGGTTGAGAAGTCCGTCATTGCGACTCCTGAGTCGTCGGGACAGACACCGACGCCGTCACTCGACTCCTCGCTGCTGTGGATGGTGGCACAGGCCGGCGACGAGATTACGCCGTGGGGCGTGCGCCCCAAGCTCCGCGATCGCCAGCTCCGCGAGTTCTACCCCACAGAGTCGCTCTTCTCCTCCGCACTCGGCGTAGTCACCTCGCGGAACGCGGGCTTTACGTGGACCGTCGAGGGCCCGCCGCGCGTAGCCGCCCGCGTCCACCAAATCCTGGAGGACGCCGACAGCGGCCGCGGCTGGGTCAGCTTCATCTCCAAACTCTCGGTAGACCTCTACACGCAGGACTACGGTGCCTTCATTGAGATCGTCAGGGACGGCAACTCTCCGGAGGGGGCGCTGCTCGCCATCAACCCGCTCGACGCGTCGCGATGCTGGCACACCGGCGACCCCGAGAAGCCCGTCATCTACGAGGACATCGAGGGCAAGTTCCACGAGCTCGACTGGTGGAGCGTAGTGCCGCTGGCTGAGCTACCGACACCACGCGAGCGGCTGTACGGCCTACAGGTCTGTGCGCTCTCGCGCCTGCTACTCGCCGCGCAGATTACCAAGAACATCGCCATCTATACGAAGGAGAAGACTGGCGGCCGCAACGCACAGGCGATCCACCTCATTGCGGGTATCACCAACTCGCAGATCCAGGATGCGATAAGCCAGGTCAAGGGCGAGGCGGACGCGAAGGGCCTCATGCGCTTCCTCGGCCCGCTCCTTGTGGGTAGCGTCGATCCCAAGGCCAACATCGATGTCAAGACGGTGGAGCTGACGTCGCTGCCAGACAACTTCAATGCGGAGACGGTCTTCAAGCACTACGTCTCGCAGATAGCGATGGCGTTCCTCGCTGACTACCAGGACTTCGCGCCACTACCCGGCGGCGGCCTCGGAACCTCGGCGCAGAGCGAGATGCTACACCAGAAGTCCAAGGGTAAGGGGCCAGCAGTCTTTCGGAAGCTGATAGTCCAGGCGATGAACTTCCGCATCCTGCCATGCGTCACCGAGTTCCAGTTCGAGGAACAGGATCCCGATGCCGACGAGCAGCAGGCCCGGATCAAGCTGACCCGGGCGCAGGAGCGCGCAGTTCGTATTGTCTCCAAGGAGCTGACCACGGGTGAGGCGCGACAGTTGGCGATGGACGACGGTGACCTGCCCGAGGAGCTCTTTGAGGCCGGGGGTGGCTCGGACGCGACCACAGAAAGCAAGCTTCCATCCGAAGAGAAGTCCGAGGTGCCGGATGCGTCGGAGCATATCGAGGAGGAGGGTGAGCAGCCGGAGACGGGTGCGAAGGGGGAGTCAGAGGTCTCTTCTGACCCCGTCCCTTTTTCCTTCGTCGAGGCAGCGTCTGGGAGTAAGGAGCGCGCCGGCCCATTCGAGGACGAGCGCATCAAGGCTGAGCGCAAGCTGAGGCTGGCGGTCGAGAAGGCCTTCCGCAACATCTTCACCAACATCAAGAAGCGCCTACGGCGTGAGGGCCGCAAGGAGATCGCTTTCAAGGGTCGGTCCGATGTCCCCAACGATGAGGCGTTCTGGAGCCTACAGAAGACGGAGTTCATGGCAGCGCTGGGCGACCAGCCGCAGGCGCTACTACAGGAGGGCGTCCAGCAGGCGTCCGACCTCGGCCTCGCTGTCGGCTTCGATGTGGTCAACCAGCAGGTGCTCGACCTGTCGGCCACCTACACCGACCAGTGGTGGGAGCAGCTCTCTGGCACGACCCGACGGGGCATGCGGCGCGCGGTGCAGACCCATATCGACGAGGGGACGCCGCTCAAGACGCTGGTCAAAGACCTGGAACCGCTGTTCGGCAAGAAGCGCGCCAAGCTCATTGCGGCGACCGAGGTCACGCGGCTCTACACAGAGGGCAACCGCGTAGCTTTCGAGGACTCTGGCGCGGTCGATCAGGTCAAGTGGCAGACCGTCAAGGACGCCGTTGTGGACCCGGACTGCGAGGCGCTCCAAGGGCAGCAGTGGCCGCTCGGACAGAACCCCGTGTCGCCGCCGCTGCACCCCAATTGCCGCTGCTGGCTGGCGCCGGTGGTGGACGAGAAGCCGCTGCTCCGCGCGGGACAAGCACAATGAAGCTAGTAGCGATCACCCCGAAGGGTAAAGGCTTCGACCCGAAGCGCTCGAAGATCGGCGTGGCGCTGCTGCGTATCGGTCGCGCGACGCAGGGGAAGGCCGGCGACTACCCCACGGCGCGTACCAAGTATCGTCGTACCGGTGCTCTCGGCCGTGGCTGGACGGTGCGCGGGCCCGTCCAGCAGGGCGGCGCACTGGCCGTCATCACCGGAACCAAGGTGAAGTACGGCAAGTACGTCAAGGGCCTCAAGAAGAAGGACCCGAAGCAGCGCAAGCTCTTCAAGCGGCTAGGCTGGGCGTCTATCGTGGACGACGCCGAAGAGTCCTTCAAGGCCCACAAGGGCGGGCTCATCCGAGCGATTCAAGACAAAGCAGTGTAGACCGCGGTGTGTCGGTCGGGGGAGGCAGGCTCGGCTTCTCCTCCTGCGAACGACCTACTCCCTCCCCGGCGCATCGCGGCCTGGACTGCTTGACAAGGTTTCGCTGAACCCCCTATACTGTAAGTGCAGGTGAGAAGAGTCGAGCCGGAGCCCTTCCGGCATGCCGTACACTAGCCACTCTGACCCCAAGTTGCCACCCCGCATCAAGGCGATGCCTATCGCCGCGCGGCGGAAGTTTGTCAAAGTCTTCAACGCGTTCTTCAAGAACTGCCGTAGCCCCAAGATCGGGTCTGCTGGCTCCGTGGCGACGTGCGAGGGTGCGGCCATGAAGGTCGCCAACGGGGTGGTGAAGACGAAGGAGGTATTCATGGACCCAACCGACGAGTCCGTTACGCCTGCATCCGATGACGAGCCCACGGAGGATGGCGAGAAGATGGCTGCGGCGATAGAGCCCTATCACGAGCCTGTCGCCTTCGGCGGGGCGATCAGCTTCGACGACGTGGACAAGTACCGTGAGTCGCAGGACTTCGACTATAACATCAGCAATCAGAAGTGGACCTTCGATAAGGTCTTCGAGAACATCATGGCGCAGGACCCGACGGAGGTGGACATGGATCAGAAGCTCTCGCAGGTCAAGTCCGCCGTTGACGAGTTCGCTGCGCGGTCGGAGGAGCCGCCCGAGCACTGTAAGGAGGCGGATGGGCTGGCCGGTCGGGCTGTTAGGGCAGTCAGGGGGCTGCTTGGCGGAGACAAGGACGCCGCGCCGGAGCGCATCGGCTATGCCGAGTTCGCAGGCGGTGGACTGCTGGTGACACGCGACAAGGAGACTGGCATTCCGCGATGGGTTGCTGTCGTCACGAACAAGTTTGAGGATCGCGACGAGGAGATTTTCTCTGAGGCTTCCCACCAGGAGTTCACAGAATGGGTTGACCGAACGAAGGCGTACTCCGCCCTACGCCTAGTTCACATCCCCGGATCCGATATCGGTCGTGAGGACTTCACTGCCTACACCGACGGCTTCGTGATCTCCTCCGGCACATTCGACGAGGGCATGGAGGATGTGGTTGAGTCCCTGGTGGCCTCAAAGGAAGGGCTGAAGATCAGTCACGGCTACCACTACAGGGTGAAAGACCTCCAAGACGGTGTGTACAGCAGATACCGCCGCTTCGAGATTTCAATTGTACCAGCAAGCACAGCGGCAAACCCGTGGACTGAAATCGAGTTCACAGGCAAGTCAATCAGAGAGGAGGTGCTTAACATGCCGCTTACAGATGAGAAGAGGGCGTTCCTTACCGAGCACCTGGGTGAGGAGCGTACCGCCAAGATCGAGCAGGGCGTTGAGGCCATGTCCAAAGACCTTGAGGGGTCGGGGGTTGGCTTCAAGGACCTAGCCAAGGTTCTGGCCGGCACCAAGGACGAGACGCCAGCAGCCGAAGCACCTGCGGACGACCCGCCCGCAGGCGATAACGCTGACGACGATCCTCCGGCAAATGCCACAGACGACAACGAGCCGGGTGAGGACGACCCACAGGACGTAACCGTAGGCAAGGAGCTGGCACCGCTCGCAGCGTTCATTACCACTGCGATTGCGGAGGCAGTCAATCCGGTAGCAGACCAGGTCGCTGAAATCACCAGCCAGGTCAAGGAGCTGTCGAAGTCGGATGACGACAAGGTCGCCGACAAGCTGACGCCGAAGACTCGGGCTGCGGCCGCCACCGGTGACCGCCCCACGGACGACAAGGGCAACGTCATCGACAGCAAGGAAGCAGCCGAGAAGGGCGCCACGGATGGTCCCGACGAGCCCGAGAGCATGAAGCGCGGGCGCGCATACGCTGACCTGATGACCGGAGCCGGCAGGATGCCGCAGGGCTAGCCGGCGCTCACATAAGAAAGGAAGGAGGTACAACTCCATGACCACAGAAGCGGGAATCCTCGAAGCTCTGGCTGAAGCGCTGGGTCCGGCCCTGGACAAGCAGCGTGAAGGTCAGAAGCACAGTGCCTCCGGGACGCCAATCTCAGTGGGCTATGCCCACGGCCCCGGTGGTCTCCTGACCTTCCCGGGTGTGGACCCGGTTGTGTTCCACACCATCATGGGGAACAGGTCGATGCTCGGCATGCTCCCCACCACCCCGAGTCTCTACACCAACCCCACGTACTACACCATCACTGGTGTCCAGGACGTGAGCGGTGATGAGGCAGACGGGAACTGCGATGCGGCTCCGACCGCCGGCCTGAAAAAGGCCTGCCTGACGACCTCCGTGTTCGGACGATACAAGAGGGCGACTCCAGAGCTTGAGTTGAATCGGGTTGGGCAGCGGACCGACCGTGCAGACCCGATAGACCTGACGCTGATCGGCTCGCCGATTCACGGCTCTGGCATTTTCGCACAGGGCCCCGGCGACCCGTCCGTTCCCGGCGACATCTTCGTCAACGAGGTCTCGCAGAAGATGTGGGAGCTGGGCGTGGCGATGCACCGTCTCCTGAGTCAGGAGCTCTGGATCGGGAACCCGGCAAACGACGCCGGCGAGCAGGGCTCCAAAAAGCAGATGACGGGATTCGACACCCTCATCAACACCGGCCATGTGGATGCCGAGACCAACACGAGCTGCCCCTCGCTGGACTCGTATCTGCCCGACGCCAACTACGAGCGCGTCGACACGGACGGTGACAACCTCGTGGCCTGGATCACGGCCCTGTACCACGAGATCAAGACCCGCGCAGAGATGTCCGGTGTGATGCCGGTACGGTGGGTGTTCGCCATGCGTCCGCAGCTCTTCTACGAGCTGACCGCTGTGTGGCCGTGCTCCTACCTGACCTACCGTTGCAACCTTGGTGACAATGAGCAGATCAATGTCAATGCGCCGGAGCACATTGAGCTGCGCGATGCCATGCGCGTCGGTAGGTATCTGCTGGTCGATGGCGAGAAGATCCCTGTCGTCCTGGACGATGGGATTGCGGAAGAGGGCGATGCCGACAACGCGAACGTGCCCGCAGGGTGCTTCGCCAGCGACATCTACCTGATCCCGATGTCCGTCATCGGTGGGCGTGCAGTCACCTTCCTGGAATACTTCAACTTCGACAACCCCGCACTCAAGGACGGTCTTGGCAACATGGTCCTGGGGAAGGTCGAGGGAGCGTTCCTCACGGTGCCCCTACAGCTCAGGCAGTGCTTCTCCTTCGAGACGAAGATCGAGCCTCGCCTGGTGCTCAGGACTCCGTGGCTGGCAGGGCGCCTGCAGAACGTCCTGTACTGCCCGGTCCAGCACGAGCGGGACCCGTTCCCTGGTGGCGACTACCACGTCGACGGCGGCAAGACGAGCAGGCCTGGTCCGAGCCTATTTACGCTCTGGGGAAGCGCGTAGCACTAGCGACCATACCGTGTTGGTGGGGAGGCGGCGGCCTCTCCCCAGCACGAGCAGGAGGAGAGATGACGACACCGAGAGTATTGATCACCGGAGGAGCAGGATTCCTGGGGCGGGGGATTCTACGACGCATCGCTACCCACCGCCTGGCGTGGGACCCTATAGTATTTTCCCGCGACGAAATGAAGCAGGACATCTGCCGGCAGCAGTACCCCTTCGCCAAGTACATCCTCGGCGATGTCCGCGACACCGACCGCCTGATGGCGGCAATGGAGGGCGTAGACTTCGTCGTCCACGCCGCGGCGCTGAAGTACATCCCAGAGGCCGAGCTCAACGCGGCCGAGTGCCTCGCTGTCAACATCGGTGGGGCTCAGGCTGTAGCGAAGGCGGCACTGTACGCCGAAGTGTCTCGTGTCATCGGTATCTCAACCGACAAGGCCGTGCAGCCAGTCAACGTGTATGGCTGCTCCAAGATGGCGATGGAACGCCTGTTCGCCGAGGTATCGAGCTACGAAACCATCTTCACCTGCGTCCGGTACGGCAATGTCATCGGCAGCACAGGCTCGGTGATTCCGCTCTTCCGCCGGCAGTTCACGGAGACAGGCAGCGTCAAGGTCACGGATCCGAAGATGACACGCTTCTGGATGGGTGTGGACGAGGCCATTGACCTCATCCTCACCGGTCTCCAGCTCGACGGCGGCTCGATCGCAATCCCGCTAGTGCGGGCAATGACACTGGCAGACACCGTGCGCGCCGCTGTAGGCGACGACACTCCTGTGGAAATCACAGGTATGCGCCCGGGTGAGAAGATGCACGAGTCTCTCCTGCACCACCAAGAGTCGGTACGGGTTGTGGCACATACAGACCACCTCGAACTGCTGCCTGTAGTTCGTGGCGCCGCTCCCAACGAAGAGGGCCGAGAGGCGTTCACGCTCGCATCGCATACCCCGCACTACCGCATGGAGGTCGACGAGATGCGAAAGCTGATCGCTGACACTGAGGAGCTTTAGGAGGCACCCGATGACTGAGAGCACGATCAAACTGCTGTTCGCCGGAGCGCTCGCGCTGGGTGGGCTCACCGCTATGCTGGTGACTACCCTTGTGGGTATGAGTGCCAACTGGTCAGTCGAGCAGATCATAGCCATAAACGTCGTGTTCTCCAACGTCGTGATGGCTGGCCTGGCCTTCTTCTTCGGCCACCAGAACGGCTACAAGAACGGCCAGCGCAGCAACGGAGGGAAGCAGTAGCCATGACCTGTCCGGCACACGCTCTATCCGCAAGCCGACAGATGCTCATCGCGGAGGACGTCGACCTCATTCGTGAGCTAGTTCGGCGGCTTCGGGAACAGGAGCCCCATCGGGTTCTTCAGGTCGTAGACATCGGCGCTGGCAGCGGAACTACGGCACTCTCCGTCTTTGCTGAGGTGTCGGACAAGATTCTGGTGCGCACGGTCGATCACGACGCACAGGCACTAGCGTGGAGCAAACTGGTGGTGAGCAATATCGGCAGGCTCCGGGACTGGCGGGGGTTCGTGGGCGACTCAGCCCGAGCCATCTTCGAGCGTGGCGGGCAGGACATCGATCTTCTACTGGTGGACGCTGAACATACCTACAAGGCAGTCCTCGCCGATCTAGCGGCATGGCTGCCCCTACTACGCGACAGCGGCTTCGTCTGGATTCACGACTACGGCGATCCCATGCTATACGGTCTTGGTGTGCGGCCAGCTCGTGGTGTCAAGCGCGCCGTCAATGAGTTGGTACGGAAACAGGAGTTGAGCGTTGTCAAGGTTGCAGGTATCGGCTGGGCTGGCCAGCGGTATGTCAAGCAGGAGGAGAGAGATGCGGATCTGGGTCCCAGGCGCAAACGGACTACTCGGTAGGGCGGTCTGCAAGATCGCGGACTACCGTGATCATACGGTGGTGGCAACGAGCCGTGACCAGTGCGATATAGTGCTCTGGCAGGAGGTAGTCCCTAATCGCTCAATTGACGCAATCATCAACTGTGCTGGCGTCCTTCCTGGTCGTCCATACTCCGAGACCGTACTGGCTAACGCCCTCGGCCCCCACAACCTGGCGCGCCTAGGTATTCGCCTCGTCCACATGAGTACCGACTGCGTATTCTCTGGGCGCAAGTACCCCACCAGCAGCGGCTACGGGCTGGACTCCGGTCTGACACCTGACCCCGTAGACCTCTACGGCCGAACCAAGTTGGCCGGCGAGCCCAGCGGCGACCATGTGCTCGTCGTACGTGGCAGCTTCATCGGTGAGGGAGCCGGATTCCTCGGCTGGCTGCTGTTCGCTAAGGGGCAGGTCGACGCCTGGGAGCGCGCCCACTGGAACGGTACGAGCGTGGACATCATGGCGGAGCATCTCGTCATCCTGGCAGAGGGGAGACGGACGGGTGTTGTCCACGTCGCGTCGCCGACAGAGGTCACGAAGGCATTCATGATAACGTACCTCAAGGAGCAACTCGACCTTCCCATTGAGCCTGTTGGCACCGTAGAGCCCGCCATCTGGCGCGTGCTCTGGCCGGATATCGAAGTTCCGCCAGTAGAAGATATGCTGCACTGGCTGGTGGAGGAGATCCGATGTCGGGCATAAGCGTCATCATCCCGGTCGGTCCCGAGGCACACCACACCGACTTTCTAGAGGAGTGTTTGGAGAGCGTCGCGCAGCAGACGCACCCGGCGGCTGACGTCCTCCTAGTCGACGATATGGCAAACCTGTCGATAGGTGGTGGCACCGAAAGGCTGCCGCAGCTCCGTGTCTGGCGCGCTCCCTGGCACCTTGGCGTTGCTGGCGTCTTCAATTGCGGTGTAGCGCTGGCGAAGACGGACCTCGTCTTCATGCTCGGCGCCGACGACAAGCTCCTGCCCAACTGCCTTGAGAAGTGCGTTGAGGCCTACCTCCGCGAGGGCGAGATCGACGCGTACTACAATGTCGGGGTCATGCACAGCGATGGCCGGGAGGACCAATACATCGCCTGCCACGCGGCGATGGTGACCAAAGGCCTCTGGCGAAAGACAGGTGGCTTCCCGCCAGAGTCGGTCGTCGGGGCGGCGGATACCATGTTCCTGTCCATCCTCCTTGCGCACGGCCCAGTCCCGATCATTATGGTTGACGGAACAGAACCGCTATACTGGTATCGTGTCCATGAGAACACAGACACAGCGCAGCGGCGATCTTGGTTTAGCATCCTACACGAGGTACGGAACAAGTTGACCGCCGACTGGCGACCGCCAACCTGGAGGAGGTACTCGCCGTGATCGCTATCGTACTGCTGACCTGCGACCGGCCGAAGGAACGGACGGAGTACGCGTTCAAGACCCTTGAGGCACTCACGAACCTCTCCGCCAGCGACGACGAGTTCTGGATGCACATAGCTGATGACGGCTCCGACCCGGCGTTCCGCGAGGAGATCGTGGCCCGTGCGCGAGAGCAGTACGGCGACCGCACTAGCGTCTCGAACAGTGGGGGGCGCGGCTACGGAGGAAACTACAATCTCGCACTCCAGGACGCGCACCGGGTCGCCGACTTGGTGCTGCCATTGGAGGACGACTGGGAGCTCGTACGCCCGTTTGACCTGGCGCCCATCGCAGCGGCACTACGGGCTGACGCTTTCCGCTGCTGTCGGCTCGGATACATCGGATTCACCGCTGAGCTCCGAGGGACGGTAGTCTGGCACGAGAACCTTCACTGGCTAGCCTTTGACCCATCCTCGCCTGAGCGCCATGTCTTCGCTGGAGGCCCACGTCTGGAGACGGTGAGTTTTGAGCGCGATATCGGCATCTGGCCAGAGAACCTCCAGCAGGGCAAGACGGAGATGGAGGTCGCTAGCCGTGCCGAGGCACGTGCGGGCGTCGTGTGGCCAATGGATCTTGTCAAGCCGAGCGGCGACCTGTTCGTCCACATCGGTGCGGCCAAGGCCGGCGGAGAGGAAGAGGCTGCGGGCAGCACCGCACCAATGCAGGGAGAGGAATAGTACCAATGCAAAGTGCAGAGAAGACACTTGTCCAGGTCAGACAACGACTGGCTACGCTTGAGGCTCTGGCGGCAGCTAACACCGCGGTGTTAGCAACGAGAGCCACGTACCGTACGACCTTTGCGGACTTGGCTGGAGTGATTGGTGTGGCCGTCCAAATCCAGGGAGCAGCAAACCGTGTTATCCGCGTTTCGCGCGTTCAATTCGCTAAGCCTTCAGTCGCCCAAGCTCCGCTGATCTTCACGAAGAACAGCGCGGCCGCAACTGGAGGTACCAGTACGACTCCCGCAAAGGTGCCGCTCGATAGCGCGGACGATGCTGCGAGTGCTGTCGTCCGCCTCTACACAGTCGCTCCGACACCGGGAGCAGCAGTAGGCAATATCTACGATGCTGATCACGGGACGAGTGATGTGCTCTTCGAGACGTTTGGCGACGTGCAGAATGTACGGGAAGCTGTCCTGCGAGGTGCCGCTGAGTGCATGACAATTGTGCTCCAGGCCGACGCAATCATCAACGGCTATATCGAGTGGACGGAGGAACCTGCATGAGTAGCTTTAGCGGCGCAGCAGGTGGCGCAGCAGGGGCTCGCGTACTTCCTACTCTCTATGTGCCAGGGGAGCAGCCTTATGTCCGTCCAGGCTGGGCGGGATTCCAGACAGGGACGGCTGTGCTGATAGCGGGTGAAGAGTACTTCATTCCCATCTACGTGTCGAGGACGACTACCTACGATAGGATCGCAATCTCCACGCAGGCAGGGGCGGCTGGCTTAGCACGACTCGGCATCTACAACGCCGACGATGATCTGCAACCCTCGACGCGCATTCTGGACGCCGGCACGGTGGATGTGAGTGGTGCGGCCGGATATAAGGTGAAGACCATCAGCCAAGAGCTGCTTGAGGGCTTCTACTTCCTAACGGCAGTTAGCGATGTAGCCCCGACCTGTTACGGTCCGGATGCAACTGGTATGGCCAGTCTACCAATCACGGCGAGCGGTGCCAACGCTAGCGTCATGAAGCAAGCTGTTCTTGCTGTCCTTAACCAAGAGGGGCACGTAGCTGGAGGTCTTCCTGATCCTGCTACGACTCCCGAACATGATCGGGATGCACGGTACGCGATCGTAAGTTTGCGGGAGGTGCTGTAATGTCTGAAGAGCCAGTCCGTGTCGGAGGCCACTATGGTCTCGAAGTCAGCCACGAGAACGGCGTCATTGTCAAGCGTGTTACCTTCGACGGAGTGTGTGAGGCGGACGGGCGCCTATGGGAGAACAAGAAGGCGATCGCCAACGAGGCCCGCATCCTCCGCATACTAGCGGGCAGCGGGATCGCCCCCGAGTTGATTGAGCAGCACGACGACTACATCGTGGAGACATACATCAAGGCGGAGCCAGTTGAGGATGGTGAGCAGTTCCGCCGCAATATCGCACGGCTCCTCTGGACGCTGCGGCACTACGAGATCCATCACGACGACCTCACTCACCAGAACATGTTCGTGTGCGCCAACTCAACCCCGGTCGCCGTTGACTTCCACGAGGCGCACCTCTACGACGAGCCGTGCCCACCGAAGCATAGGAGCCCCGACTTCTTCTACCTGTTGAAATGGGCAGCAACGGTGGCTTCTGAGGCACACCCCACACCTGACACTCCGCGTATCATCCGCCGCTGGTTCTCCGTCTGCGGTAGCCTCCGCGACGGTAACTCCGATCCGCACCGGGGTCTTGAGGACAAGACGCTACTAGACCTTGGCTGCTTCCAGGGCGACTTCTGCGCACTGGCGGCGGCTGAGGGGATGCACACCACTGGCGTTGACGGCGGAGGGTTCCGCACCGGCGAGGACTCCGTCCAGATCGCCCATGCGCTGTGGGACGGAATGCACGGGAAGATGACCTGGCGGAAGACGGACATCATGGACGTTACTGACTTCAACTACGACGCGGTACTGCTGTTCTCAACGTGGCCGTACATCGTACAGACGCACGGGAAGAAGGCTGCGCTGGAGCTGCTAAGCCGCATCATGCAGCAGCTATCGCGACGGCGGCAGGGTGGCAAGCTGTTCTTCGAGACACAGCTCTACGGAGACGGTCCCGGGCCGGACTTTCTTCAGACCGAGGAGGACGTGCAGGCGATGCTTGCGCAGGTCGGCACTCCGAAGGAGCTGGTCAGAGTCCACGTAGCTGGACGCCCAGCGCACCGAACAGTCTGGGAAGTCACGTGATCTTCATTACTGGACTAGGCAAGACGGGAACGTCGTTCGTCGCCGAGTGCTTTAGGGAGTTGGGATTCGATCCTGGTGGGAGTTTCGATCAGAAGGTGAATGCTGGGTGGGAGTATCCTCCCCTTCATACCCTGTGCCGAGAACTCCTTATCGGTCCGATGAAAGCACGATTTCCTACTTGCCAGTGGTCGGAGGCGCGGCTCGATCAGCCCATCTCCGACACAAACCCCCGTCCATTACGGATCCGATTACAGGAAGCATTGCCACCTTCTACAGACGCACTGGGACAAGTGGTTAAGTCCCCGCTTCTACTGCCGCTTCTCGATCTGTGGGTGCATGCAGGATTAGTCGACCGCGTGGTACAGCCAAGTCGGATGCTGGCACATATAACGCTCTCACGCGCAGCATGGGATCCGCGGCTACTTCCCTATATCTATGAGGGCGAGGATGCCGACTTGGTTCTGCTGGCGGCCGTAGGATATGGACTGCAAATCTGCACCCATCACCAAATCCCCATGTGTCGATTCCGGTTCCCGGAAGTTCTCAACCTCAAGACTACAGATTCCGCAATCTTCTGTGAGGAACTGGCAGCCACCACCAGGAGGTCTCTCGTTGACGTGGAGACAGCAGTATCCACTATAAGCAGGCCAGAGACGATGCGGGTAGGGCTGGGATCATGATCGCTGTCCTAGTAACCACGTATGTGCCGCCGGGGGGTCAGTTGCGGATCGAAGCAGTTCGCCGTGCGGTGGAGAGCTGGAAGGCACACCTAGGCGTTCCGGGAGAGGTACATGTTCATGTCTCCGATGATGGATCGGCACCAGACCTTGATTTTGGAGAATCATTCTGGAGGCGGCTGCTGGGAGACTGGGCTACCCTAAGCTATAGCCAGCAGCAGCAGGGGGGACTGGGAGCATCGCTCAATACAGGGCTTGCAGTCTGCACAAAGATAAGCCCGTTTGTACTATATCCAATGGACGACTGGGAACTTGCTTGCGATTTGGATCTACAGCCCTGGATGAATCTGCTAACCCAGCACCCAGAGATTGGGTGCATTCGCATGGGTCAGCCCAGCGGTTCGGTGCGTGGAGGGCGGGGGAGGAGGTTTGGTCAGCAAGTCGGTGTTAGCTTTGAGCGGTACGCCTTCTATTGGTCACTCGTTCCTGCGCTCTACCACGAGCGTTTCTTCTATGCCTATGGACCATTCATGGAGGCAGCCTCGCCAGCCAAAACCGAAGTTGAGTATAATGCCGCTATCTGTGCCCGACCAGATGGTCCGGATGTGCTCGTGGCAATGCTCAGTCCTTGGCAGCATCTCTGGAGCTTGAAACTGGGTGACCTTGAACCCAATCAGGCCGTTCCTCCAGAACGATTTCAGGCGACAGTAAACACCCAAAGTTACGACTTCGGATGACGGAGGCTCACATGACGATCAAGGTATTTCTGCATCCCGACTTTAAGGGCAAGGACAAAGGCGACGGCGGCATAAGGCGTGTGGTTGAGGCACAGCGCCGACACCTTCCCGACCATGGAGTGACGCTCGTGACCGACGTGCGCAAGGCCGACCTCGTCGCGGCGCACATTATGGTTGACAAGCCGATCCTCCGGACGGACGCGCGTGTGCCCCTTGTCCTGCACAACCACGGGCTCTACTGGGCCGAATACGACTGGGACGAGGGTATCAAGCCCGAGTACGCGAATTGGTGCCTCAAGGCCAACGCCGAGTGCCTGAAGACCCTCCGCATGGCTGACGCTATCACTGGTCCCAGCGAGTGGGTCGCCCAGGCTCTCCGACGCAGTAGCCTCCGTCAAGTGGTGGCGATCAGTCACGGTATCGAGGCGAAGGACTGGCCCGCACCGAAGCCGCGGAAGCGCGCCAGCTACGTGCTGTGGAACAAGACGCGGCCGGACGCCATCTGCGACCCGGAGCCGGTCAACATTCTCGCCAAGCGGATGCCTGGTGTGAAGTTCGTTACCACCTTCGGCAACAAGGGTCTGGCAAACGTTGAGGTGACTGGCCGTGTCCCGTACGAGCGCGCTAAGCAATACGTGCGCGGTGCGAGCGTCTACCTCTGCACGCCGCGCGAGACTTTCGGTATCGGTACTATCGAGGCGATGGCTGCCGGAGTGCCGATTCTTGGCTGGCGGTGGGGTGGCCAGGCGGAGTTCATCGAGCACAAGGTCACTGGCTGGCTCTCCAAGCCGGGGGATTACGACGACCTCATGCGCGGGCTCTCTTACTGCCTTGAGCATCGTGTCAGGATGGGAAAGGCTGCGCGGAAGGTCGCGCTGGCACACTACCAGTGGAAGGACATCGTCGGCGCCTACGCGGAACTCTACAAGGAGACGCTAGCCGCAACGAAGCGCGAGACCCCGAAGATCTCAATCATCGTCCCCGCCTACAAGCTCGACGAGCATCTGCCCGAGACGCTTGAGTCGATCACGGCACAGACCGAGCAGGATTGGGAGTGCATCATCGTAGACGACGCCTCCCCGGACGCCTGTGGCAAGATCGCCGACGCGGCCGCGAAGGTGGATTCGCGCTTCAAGGTCATCCACAACAAGGAGAACCAATACCTAGCCGGCGCGCTCAACATAGGCGCTGCCGCGTCAACGGGACGTTACATCCTCCCACTCGACGCCGACAACACGCTACCTCGCCGCGCACTGGAGTTCCTCTCCCAGGGACTCGACGCTGAGCGCGCCATCGACATTGCTTACGGCAGTGTCCTGTTCCTGGACCCCGACGGGAAGCGCTGGCACTCAGGCTGGCCACCTGATCCCTTCAGGGCGGAGCATCAGGTACTGAAGTTGACGGACAAGGACCAGCAGCCAGCCAACTGCATCCCTTCGACTTCTATGTATCGGCGCCGCGTGTGGGAGCTGACGGGCGGCTACCGCCGGCGCTTCCGTACAGCCGAGGACGCTGACTTCTGGACCCGAGCGACTAGCTACGGGTTCGTGGCTCGGAAGGTTACGGGTGCCGACACACTGGTGTATCGCAACCGCGTAGAGTCCATGAGCAGGAACGAGACGCGCACCGACTGGACGTTCTGGTATCCGTGGTCACGTGAGCTAGCGCCACCACCCTCCGCGATTGACTTCGAGGGTGAGGTGATCGTTCCGTCCTACGAGCCGATCCTGGTCAGTGTCATTATTCCTGTCGGGCCTGGACACGAGGAGCTGGTAATCGATGCGCTCGACAGCCTCGACGCTCAGACCTTCCGCCTCTGGGAGTGCATTGTAGTCAACGATACCGGCCGGCCGTTGCGCTACGTTCCGTCATGGGCGCGGGTCATCGACACGACTGGCAAGATAGGTGTGGGAGCTGCGCGCAACCTCGGCATTGCCGCGGCGCATGCAGCGCTCTTCCTGCCGCTGGACGCAGACGATACTCTTGAGCCGGACGCTCTCGCCTACCTCTTCGCTGCCCACAAGGAGGTCGGCGGAGTTGTCTACTCTGACTGGTATGAGCGGTGGGCGGGGCAGAAGTCGAAGGTCTGGAAGACGCCGGAGTACGACGCCAAGGACCTCCTGGCCAAGGGCTGCATTCACGCCATCACGGCGCTCTACACGAAGGTGGACTGGGAACGGGTCGGCGGCTTCGACGAGAAGATCCCTGCCTGGGAGGACTGGGACTACCAGCTCAAGATGGCTGAGATCGGCGTCTGCGGCACGCGCATTCCACACCCGCTGTTTACCTACCGCAAGGACGAGGGGATGCGCCGCGAAGAGAACTACGCGCGCTTCGAGGAGAACAAGGCGGAGCTGCGCGTGAAGTGGGCCAAGTACCTAGACGGGAAGGAGACACTCATGGCATGCAGTAGCTGTGCTAAGAAGAAGAAGCTGAGCGCTCCCACAGGCGACGTGTCCGCAGGACCGACTGCCGCTCAGCGCGTACGGGCAGCGACCGCGAATGGTGGTGCAGGCGATGGGAAGGGCGAGTATGCTATCATAGAGTATGTGGGGCGTAAGCGCGGATCACAGAACTTTCGTGGCCCCAGCGGGACTCGGTATCGGTTCGCCGCCGACGGTTCCGACCAGGTCAAATACGTGCTCGCGGTAGACGTGGAGTATTTCCTGGCCAAGATAGACTTCCGCCGAGGCGAAGTTCACCAGGAGGCCTAAATGGGTATTGAGCAAGCCATCCTCATCGGCCTCGCCGCATGGCGCCTGACGGCTCTGCTCTCGTACGAGCGGGGTCCTCTTGACGTGTTCCTACGACTGCGCAGCCTGCTCGGCTTCGAGCACGACGACGATGGCCGGCCCGAGTCGTGGGCTGACGGCGTAGTGCGGAACCTGATCGCTTGCCCCTGGTGTCTTGGCCTCCCGATGGCCGCTGTAGCGTTCGGCCTCTGGCAGGTCGTACCGCTCGCCGTCATCGTACTGGCTGCAGCGACAGTGGTCGTGGCTGTGGAGAGGTGGAACAATGGGACCGGCTGACGAAGCGTGCCGTAAAGCATACGAGCGCTCCCCTATTACATACGAGCCCCCACCAAAGTGTGGGCACGTCGGTTGTGAGGAGGAGAGTTCGAAGTGTCCGGGCCACATTTGTCGGGGCTTCTACAGGTCGAGGCTGTCCTGCCCGGACCTAAAAGACCTGTGGACCGCTTGGTTGATAAGTAATCCGAAGGTAGCACTTGGCCTTCTTGCTGATGCGGGTATTGCTTGGGCAGTTGAGCAGCGAGAAGAGTGGCGACAGGACGGTATGAGGGAAGGTAGCCTGTAATGGCACGCGCTGAAGCGAAGACGAAGCTCTCCCTGGACCGCTGGGCGTCCCTGCTCGGCATAAATCCGATGCATTTCAACGGCGTCTACGTCCGCTCGCCGTCTGTATGTGAGCAGCCCTGGCTCCAATTTCCGTACCAGACCGCCGACCGCATCAGCCGCGAGGAGGTAGCGATCGCCATCGCACATGCCGAGGCGATGTGCGAGCGGTTCCTCCGGTACCGACTGCTGCCCACATGGGAAACTGATGAGTGGCACGAGAGCATCCGACCGAACCTGCCAGAGCTCCACAACGTTAGCCTCACCGACCTGCGCGGGTACTCCCCGACGGTTCAGGCCAAGCACGGTCAATTCATCTCAGGAGGAATCCGAGCTGCAACGCTTATCGAGGCTGGCACCACCGTCGCGTACACCGACCCGGACGGCGACTCCTACAGCGAGGTCGCCACGGTCAGCGTCACGGTCGACTCCGGCCAGAGCGGCTGTGAGCTGCGCGTCTACTTCCCTGTCTCCAACACAATGGTGGCCACCGGCGGCGAGGACCAATGGGAGATCAAGCCCATCAGCGTCTCCGTCAGCGGCACGACCGCGACTATCACCTTCCGCCGCGAGCAGGCAGTCCTGCCACAGCTACAGGTAGACCTCGTACCGCCGGCAGACGACAGCCACATCCGCGGTGTGGACGGGACAGACGACACTAAATTCCTTGACGAGGTCGACGTATACCGCGTCTACAATGACCCACAGACGCAGGCGACGTTCCTGTGGGAGCCGTTCGAGGCTGACAACGCTTCACCCGGCTCGTACATCACACAGGCCGGGTTCCTGATGGTGCGCGACGACCCTCGGCTGAGCCGCGTCGGCTACCGCCCGGGTACGTGGACGGCATCGACATCAGCATTCGTATCGGCGGAGTGGTCGCGCCAGCGGTCGCCGGACATCGTGCGGCTCTGGTACTACGCCGGTCTGCGCAATAAGGACTTGGACTGCCCCGTGGTAACGATGGACCCGGATTGGGAGCGCGTCATCGCCTACTTCGCAGCGGCGCTACTAGACCGCCCTATCTGCGAGTGCAACAACGTCCAGGCCTGGGTAGCGCACTGGCAGCGCGACCTAGCGATTGCTGGCGAGGAGGAGGGCCTGTCCATCTCGCCCGCCGACCTTGATAGCCAGTTCGGTACACGACGCGGAGCGGTCGCAGCATGGCGGCGCGTAACCGGCGAGGACGGCGCGGTGGGGCACGGAGTGTCCCCCTAGGATGTGCCATGACCGCCCAGATAAGTCTCCGCTCTCATGTTGCCAAAGGCTCCGCGAGTTTTCTGGCCGCAACGGTAGTGCTCGCAATGGCCCAGGAATGGGCCGGGTGGGCGCTGACGCAGCGCAAGTGGTGGAAGCTGATCCCCGCCTACCTACTCGCCACCGCCGCGCTCTTCGAGGCACACCAAGTATGGACTCGCGTAGAGACGATCGCGGGGTGGCGTAGATGAGACAGGTCAAGCACACCGACGACAGGGGGCGCATTCAGGTCGTACTCATTCCTGACGACGCGCCTGACAGCCACGCCACACTAGGCATTCCGGTCGGCCCTCCGTCGCTGAAGACGCTCGGCTTGCCAGAGGATATTGAGACGCGCCTCCACAATCAGCTTGTCGCTCGGAACCTACTGACGGCGGCGGATGTGAAGGCACGGCGATCCGACGTATTCGGCGCCCTGCAGAAGGCGCTAGCCGTGGACACAGACCGAGTCGTAACGTGCTATAATGAAGGTGCAAACACGTAGCACCCATCCTCAAAAGGAGGTTACTTAGACATGCCACCTGTAAGAAGTCCATTTTCCCGTGTCTTCACGATTGAGGACCGAGCCGGACCGGCGAACGTGCCGGTCTATCTAGGCGAAGGTCGCGCTATGGGCCCCAGTTGGGGGTTCGGCGACCGCACTCCGATCCGCAAACCAGACCCGAACCGCTACGGCGCGTTCACGATCATCGATGCTATCAAGGCTGAGCGCGGCCTGCCTGCCCTGAGCATCGAGAACCGCTACCAGTACACCATCTCAGACTTCCTCCGAATGGCTCGCCGCGGCTGCGCCATTGACCTACAGATCCACTTCGGCCAGTGTCAGGACCCGCGCAACTTCAACGGCGGCTGGGACAAGATCTTGGTGCTGGAGGGCGCTGACTTCTCCAACTTCAACACGAACGAGCTAGGAGCGCTTGAGCAGGGCGAGGACTCCGTAGTCAACGAGACAGTTGACTTCAACGGCCTCGACATGTACGAGATCCTGCCAGTCTCCTTTGCTGAGCTGGCGGGAAGCGAGGTCATCGGTGAGGTCGTGGCCGTCACGATCTGCGACTCCGTGACCTGCGGTGAATGCGGCCTACCGTCCACCGGCTGCCAGCACATCTTCGCAATCACCATCACACAGACCGGCTCTCCCGGACTGCCGGCGGAGCTCATCTACAGCGCTGACGGCGGAGACACCATCGGCGAGACCAACGTCTCGACGCTGGGCCCGACCGAAGACCCTTCCGATATGGCGTGTGTGGGAACGGATCTGGTAGTAGTCTCCAACGACTCCTGCTCGATTCACTACGCGCCCATCGCTGACATTGAGAACGGAACCGAGACCTGGACCGAGATTGCGACCGGCATCACGTGCGCCGCGGGCGCCCCGAACGCCATCTTCAGCCTCGGTAGCCGCTTCACCTGGATCGTCGGTGACGGTGGGTACGTCTACTTCACCAACGATATCACGGCCGGTGTCTCCGAGACGCAGGATGCGGGGGTTGCCACCTCCGAGAACCTGAGCGACATCCACGGATTTGACGAGCTCAACCTCGTCGCGGTCGGCGCCAACAACGCGGTCGTCTTCACCACTAACGGTGGGGAGACTTGGGCCAGCATCACGGGGCCGGCGGTCGGGATTGTGCTCAACGCCGTCTGGATGAAGTCCGCAGATGAATGGTTCGTCGGCTCAGCCGCGGGCAACCTCTACTACACCCGGAACGCGGGTACCACGTGGACGACAAAGGTCTTCCCGGGCTCCAACGCTGGGCAGGTCCGAGACATCGTCTTCGCTACGCCGACAGTCGGCTACCTCGCGCACGATACCGCCACGCCTGCGGGCCGCATCCTCCGCACCATTGACGGAGGTCAGAGCTGGTACGTGCTGCCCGAAGGAACGGGCTCCATTCCCACTAACGACCAAGTCAACGCGCTTGCTGCCTGTGGCGAAGACGTCAACATCGTCTACGGTGGTGGGCTTGCTGGGGACGCGACCGACGGGTTCCTCGTGAAGGGTTCGGCGTAGTGGGAAAGGTAGAGGTGTATGACCGGGAAGACAAAGGCCAAGACAAGAGCCGCTAGCAAGAAAGCATTCGATGCTGCTGTAGGCGGCAGCAGTGCCGCACCAGAGGCGGCGCCCACGACAGTCACCCTAAGCTGTGGGGTGGTTCTGCGATTCAAGCCAGTACCGAGCCTCGCTATCCGCGAGGCCGCGATGCGTATTGAGGCGCCGACGGTGCCTACGATCCACATCGAGGACAAGAACCGCGACGAGGAGAACCCCAACGACTCGGCCTACATCCAGGCGGTTGCGGAGTATGAGGCAGCGCAGGCGCTAGTCGCCAACGACGTCGTCCTTCTGCTAGGCGCCGACGTTGAGCATGTGCCAAACGGGGTAGCGCACCTTGACGACGATAGCTGGGTTCAAGACCTCCAGCTTCTCGGTATCGAGTTTGACCCGGATCATCTAGGCGCCCGCAAACTGGCATGGCTCAAGTTCTACATCCTGCGTACCGATGACGATCAGGTAAAGGCACTCATGGGGCCGATGCGCTCCGCCGGAGTCGGAGAGGGGGACGTGGCGAAAGCCATGGACTCCTTTCGCGATCACACGGCACGGGCGACCGATAACGGAGCTGGGGTTCCCGACAGTGCAGACGGGGCTGAAGATCCCGAGCCAAGTGCCGGGGCTGGTTCCTGAGTTCGAGGAGCGCGCGGCAGCCACCGCAGGGAGGTACACGTGGAACGACTGGCAGCAGCTCCCCTACACGGAGCGTGTGGATGGGATCGCTCACTACCGACTCCATCTCTTGATATCTCTGCACAGGCAGGACGCGCTCGACAAGCACGATGCGCGGGGACGGAGGCGTAAGTAAAATCGCTCTAGAAGATGTGGGAGTACGAGCTGTCGTTCAGGGGATCGGCCCCTATGAGCGCAACGCCAAGAAGGTCCAGAAGGCGCAGCAGCGCATGGGCGATAGCGCTGTCAAGGCGGCTAAGCAGTCTGGGTTCCTGAGCAAGGCGCTCGGCCAGGTCGCCGCCACCGCCGGCGGTTTCCTGGTCGCTCAGGGCGTGATGGCCATCCCCCGTATCCTCGGCGGCATTCTGAGCACGTCCCGCGACCTTGAGCTCCAGATGAAGAAGGCGAACATCGTATTCGGCGACCAGATCGATGTGGTCAATGAGTGGGCGAAGGCGAACGCCAAGGCAATGGGCATTACCGCATCCTCGGCCACGAACCTCGCGGCACGCTTCGGCGACATCCTCATTCCGATGGGCTTCGCCCGGGACACCGCCGCCGAGATGTCGACCGAGGTTGTGGGCCTGGCCGGCGCCCTGGCAGAGTGGTCCGGCGGCCAGCGTTCGGCGGCTGAGGTGGCTGACATCCTGGCCAAGGCGATGACTGGTGAGCGTGAGGCGTTGAAGGGGCTAGGAGTCGTCATCACCGAGGCCGACGTCACAGCCAAACTTGCTGCGCGTGGCTTTGTCGACTTGGCAGGTGCCCAACTCCAGCAGGCACGTGCCACGGTCACACAGGAACTCATCTTCGAGAAGTCCACGGACGCGCAGGCAGCCTACGCTGACGGTGCCGGTACCGCTGCGAGGAAGCAGGCCGAACTGTCGGCGGAGATGGCAGAGGCTAAGGAGGTGCTCGCACAGGCGCTGACGCCCGCGCTGCTAGCAGTAACGGGCGCCGTCACCCAATTCCTCGTACCGGGGCTCCAGGCGGCAGCACAGGGTATGGGGAAGTTCATCTCCGCTTCGGGAACGGTGGCGAAGGTATTGAAGGAGAACAAGGACCTCATCGCTGCGTTCGCCGCCGTCTCGCTTGCGGCAGTGCTGATTCCCGCCGTCACGAGTGCGGTGACTGCCCTGTGGAATCTGCACGCGGTATTCCGCGCTATCGCCGTAGCCCGACATATCTCCATCTTCCAAGCCGTCATCGCCAGCCTAGCGCTCCCAACTATCGGTCTCCCCATGCTCGCTATTGGTGCGGCCGCGGCGGGGCTGGCGATCTTCGGTCTTACTCGCCACTTTATGCGAGGTAAGGATGCGGCTGATCGGTTCAAGGATGCGCAGGCCGCTCTCGGAGAGGAGATGGCGGAAGTGGATCGCATAGCGCGGCTGACCGGTGTCGATGAGGGAGAAGCCCGCCTACGGCACCTTGCAGAGGCGTTCTTCGAGAACGAGCGAGGGCTAGCCGACCTCGGCAAGGAGTTGGGAGACGCAATCATAGCCATGCAACTTGCGTCACAAGAATCTGGCGTGCTGTCTGGGGCGACCTGGGACCAGATCATGGCCGCGAAGGAGTTGGAGGGGCAGTACAAGGATCTGGAGGTAGCACAGCGCGCCAACGTTGAGGAAGGCAAAGGGCTCTCTGCCAATCTGGCAGACCTTGTAACGCTGGCCGCTGAGTTGGGAGTTCCGCTCGCAGAGTTGATTCCGCTGTTCCCTGAGCTGACAGACGCTGCGGCCGAGCTCAGTGTGCCACTAGGAGAACTTGACGAGAGTGTGCCGGCCGTTACGCAAAAACTCGATGACCAGACCAAGGCTGTCAAGGCTCTCGCCGACGCGCTGGAAGATAAGCTGGCCGCTGCACTGCGGAGTCTCGTGACCCCCACAACTGCGGAGGAAGCGAACCTGCGTGCGACCATCTCAGGACTGGAGGCTAAGCAGTCCGCAATTCGTGCGCTGGCAGCACTGTACGACCGCGAGTTGACGCCTGCCGAGGAGGCACAAGTCGAGGTGCTGGACGACGAGATCGACCGCTTCGGTACACTGCTGACTGGCATCGAGGACGCCAAGAAGGCGGAGGGGGATCGCGTCTTTGCGCTCGCTGGCCACTTCCCTACCTACAGAGAGGCAAACGACCTGGCCGGCGGCTTGGCCTTGATGCTCAGCGATGTCGCCACACAGGGGGGGCATGCTCAGGAGCAGATGGCTACTGTTGCGGAGAAGATCGACGCTCTAGCAGACGCCGGCACACCGCTTAATGACTTTCTGCGTAACACTCTGATACCTACCTTTATGGACACAGCCAGCTCCGCCATCGACATGTGGATTGCGCTCGGGCGCGGTGTAGCGGCGCCGCCAGGGATTACGATCCCTAATCCTCCTGCAGGCTCGCTGGCACCCGGGTTCCAGTCCGGCGGCATCGTCCCCGGACCCATCGGACAGCCCATGCTAGCACTCGTACACGGTGGCGAGCGCATCACGCCCGCGGCCAGTGCCGGCGGTGGACAGCCGATCTCGGTGGTCGTGAGCGCACCGATCTCCATGCAGGACCAGATGGACTGGCCGTCTGTGCGGCGAGCGGTCCACCAAGAGGTCGACATGGCGCTCGACGACGCCCGCAGCCAGGCTCTCCGATCGGGAGCGCCACTACGCTCGGAGATTGGATAAGTGAACACGCCGACGCATTTCACGAAGTCTGGCCGACCGACAGTTGCGGCACATCCGCCAGCCCTCTTTGGAGTAGGCCGTATTCTCAGCGTCGTAGGGATGTCCTTGGGGACAGTGTGTCCGCATCAGTGTAAGGGTTGGGCGCATCCCTCGGATGATATTTTGCGACTGCGTAACGGCCTCAAGATGGCTGGCGCGCACACAGCTCCGCTGGCGGCAGAGATGGTCGGTTACCTCCTTGGCACGGAACGTTCTCCCCGACAGGAAGAACGCGAAACGGTGAGCCCGCATCTGCCGACCGTCGCAGGAGAAGGCACCATAGCCATTGCTGAACTTCCCGGCAGTCCAGAGCCAGCACGCTCCAAGGCTCGGACGGTGGGCGGGGATTGGGCCGTTCTTATCGACCTTCTCCCAGAAACGCTGCTCAGGAGTAAGAAATCGCTGGTAGTAGCTGTCGGGCATGTAGGCGTATTATAGCATGTTTCCGTGGTCCGGCTTTGCGTCCTTCCTCTTTACCCGTGACGAGATTCCGATCTTCGGCACCGACATGGGATGGCAGCGATTGCCCAGCATCGACCGGACACGCGCGCTCGGCTCCGCTACCGACAGCATTGTGACGACGGCCGCCGGCTCCGCTACGCGCTCATTCGAGATTTACCTCAGCCCTACACGCCTCGCTGCTCTGGAGGCCCTGGTCAACACGACTGGGACGTTCACGGACTGGGAACGCCCCACGCCCGACAGCCGCTCGGCGTTCCTGCGCGCCCTACTCAACCTTGAGCGGCTGACTGTGAAGTGCAACGACGGCACGACGCGCCAGCGCTTCCGCGTTCGCGTAGAGCTGATCAGTCAGTAGCCCAGCTATGCCTACACTCACCGACATCTACGAAGGGGAGGATACCCGGCAACTGACGCACCGCGTAGTCATCGCTACTGCGGAGGAACTCGCTGGCGTACAGGAGATCGAGGTGCAGTTTGCGCCGGCCAAGGTCCCAACGGCGACAGTGCGGATCGCGCATCCGGCGCCCGACAAGGCGCGGTTCTTCTCGGATATCTATATCGACCTTGGCTTCTACGGAGTTACCCAGCGGGTCTTCACGGGGAAGGTCTGGAACGTGCGTGACGATGCCCGCGGCACCGTGCTCAAGTGTGTGGGCAAGTCCTGGCCGCTTGACACAGACTACCGCAAGGTCGTCGTCACGCTGGACAGCACGACCTCAGCGGCCGCTGTGGCTGCTCTCTTAGACGAGCTAGGTATCATCGACTACAAGATCGACCTCACCGCCTGGACTATCGCCACTATCGACCCAGTGACGTTGAAATTCAAGACCTACGGCGAGGCCATCATGCACATCGTAGAGGTCGGTGGTGGCAGGTGGTTCGAGGCACCTAACGGGACCGTTATAGTGACGGAGTGGGACGCCATCCCGAGCGGCACCGCTGCGCGGGCGTACTTCTCCATGCAACTGACGGGCCTAGTTGAGGCGTACCCTACCGGCTCTGGCATCAGCTCTGGCCGGCCGCGCCTCCAACGTGCTCGCCAGATTGAGCAGGTAGAGGACGTGAAGAACCGTGTCTTTGTCCGCGGGGCGGCCATCACTACGGTCGACAGTGATGGGGTGGAGAACACAGCCGATATCGAGGTCTCCGCCTCTGCGCCTAGCGAGTGGGTACTACATGCCGACGGCAGCCAATCGTACAACGACCTGCTGCTCTCCAACGAGCTAATTGAGACCGAAGACAAGGCGGTGTCGGAGGCTGCCCGGCTAGTAACGCTGCGCAACCGCCTAGGCGTGTTCGGCTCGATCGTGGTCGATGGCGACCCACGGCTGAAGCTGGCAGATACCGTTCAGGTCGAGGACCCGGACTACTCCGGCATGACCGGTAACTGGTTTGTGGAGGCCTACAGCCTAGCGCTTACACCCGCCGCCTTCATCTCCGAGGTAGAACTTCGGGGCGGGGACGACATTGGGAGCACGATCAACATCGCACCCATTCCCCTATTCACCACTCGGATTGAGCGTGAGGTCATCGGTGACCGTGTGTGGGCCGTGGTCACCTTTGACGCCAAGATGAGCCATGATCCCGACGGGTCCATCTCGACGTTCGCGTGGGCAGACGACCAGGCGCCACAACTTGCTACTGGCAGCGAGGAGGTGTTCTCCATTCGCGTCGACCCCAGCACACTGGTTACGCCGTGGGTGGTGACACTGACGGTAACTGACAACGATGGGGAGGCCGTCTCGCTGGACCGCACAGTCGAAATAGACGCAGGCGATGAGGATGTCTACGTCCCCGTAGTCTACACGGCGTTTGACATCGCGTTCAGTTGCACACCTGACGGCGGCGAGACCTGGAATGACCAGGCCTACCCGGCAGGCGGCGTAATTAGCGTGGCGTGCTGGCCAAACGCGACGCCGGGCCGCGCGTGCTTCGGGACGGACGACGGTCAAATCTACCTCACTACAGACTTCTGTGCGAGCGCACTTGTGCAGAGCATCGCAATTGCCGGCGGCGACAACGCCATCGTAGACATCGCTTGGGACTGGCGCGCCCCCGCCCTCGTGTGGGCAGTGACACAGGACGGACGCCTCTACCTGTCGCAGGACAGCGGCTCCACTTTTGCCATCTATGCCGACATCAAGGAGAAGCTCGACCTTCCGGGTCTCCGCATCAACCATATCGGGATGCCAGGTGCCGGCGGGCTGTGGCTATACGGAGGGAACGGCGCGGGCATTCCCGTCCTCGCGTACTTGCGCAACGTAGGCGGGCAGGAGTGGGGACTGGCGGCGCTCGGAGGCGACCTGCTGGACGATGTGATAGGTACGCTGACGGCTGACCTCTATATCGCCGACGCAGCCGATCGCGGGAGCGGGCTGGCGATCATCCTCAACAGCGCGACCTTTACCCCCGCTGTCTACTTCAATGATGACCCGACGGGGGGCGGCTCTAACTGGACACGGGCAACCGGCCTCCCGGCTAAGAGCCAGGGCATCTGGATCGACTACGACCTGGAGGACGACCGCTTCGCTTTCCAGTTCAACGACAACGCTATCTACTTAGGCGACGTGAACTTCGCCGTGGACCCGCCAGTGATAGCCGCGTCCGCAGCGGCGGCTACGCTTACCGCGGGCGATGAGCCCAACCACGGGATGGTGCTAACGACGGCGTTCGGCAATCCGTTCAGTGGTGCCTACCTTGTCTCAGGTGAAGGCGCGGCTGACGGTACCCTCTGGAAAACGTGGGACCGCTTTGCGACCGTAGCCAAACTGCGGCCGGCGACGGGCTTCCCCGCACCACCGGCAGGTAGCGACGCAAAGATGAGTGCCATCGGCCGACGTGTGGTGCTTGACGAGCGCCTGGCAGCGATGGGGAAGGATGCCAGCCCCCGAGAGGTCAGCGACCTGCTGGGGACCGGCGCAAGCTGGTCTGCGCCAGTAGCCGTTGCTGGGATCACAAGCACCGACCCGCGCGTTGTTGCTGTGACCGACCAGCTCTGGTTCGCAATCAACAGCAATGGGGAGATTGAAGCCTGGGGGTGGGGCGTCGGCGCGCGCTCCAAGGATGGCGGTGCTACGTGGGGGGCCACACCGGATCCCGGCGGTATTGGAGCCGCGGGCGGGGGTATCATGGATGTTGCTCGGGATGCTGGAGGCCGCATCTGGTGCCTTGCGCATGACGGGCACGCAACATGGACCCGGACTAAGATATTCTGGAGCGACGACGAGGGTGACAACTGGAACCTCTCTGAGACTCAAGGGAACGCGTCGAGCACCTACTACCGAACGTGGAAGATCGTCCCGCATCCCAGCGACGAGAACACAATCGCAGTCGTCGGGCAGTTTGCATCGGGTACCGTCTCCGGAGTGCTCTTCCACACATCGAACCGCGGAACCTCGTGGACCGTAACCACACACGCAGAGATTCGCCCGGGCGACCTCGCGCTGAATAATCGGTACGCGCTGGATGCCGTGATGCTACCAAACGGCCGACTCGTGCTCGTCGGTAACTTTGGAGTGGGATCTCCATTCCCGTGGCGTGTACGCTACACTGACGATCAGGGGAGCAACTGGAGTACGCCGTGGAGCGTAACAGGGGACGATGTACGGGTAACCGGGCTCTTTGCGAGCCCGGGTGGTCAGCGTGTGGCCTTCTTCTATCTGGTAGATAACACGGCCTCCCCGCGCGATCACCGACTCATGCTCTCAACTGACGGAGGCCTAACCATCGCGCAGGCTACTCTTGCTACGGAGCTGCAGGATTTCGTCAGTGCAGACTTCGACTACTTCGGACGGTTCGCCATGTCGCCAGAGCGGGACGCCATCTACCTCCTCACCAACACGGCTGTCGAGGTGGCGAAGCTGAGCCCTGTGAGTGCGGCTGGCCTATGGACAAACTTGACTAGCGGATACCCGCACGCGTCGCAGGGCGAGGAGAACCTCGCAGTGGTGCCGAGGGCGTAATGGCTGAAATCCAACAGCTCCGCGCAGACATCCTTGAGCTGGACCGTGAGATTCGTCGGCTGCGGGCCGAGCAGCAGCAGCGCGGCGCAGGGGACTTCGTGCGGGCGAACGCGATTACTGGCGTCGTTCCCTCGGCCAACGTTCCTGCGCATGGCAGCATAGGCCTGTGGACGAACCAGTCGGGCGGTGCGCTAGGTATCGGTGCCGTAGTCATCCAGAACGGTGACCGCCAGTTTGACACGACCACTACTGCCGATGATCTCGATGTGGTAGGGGTGCTGACCGAGGCCGTTGCCAACACCGAGGAGGGCCGCCTCCGCCACCAGGGCTACCACCCCAGCGTCATCGTAGAGGGCGCGGTCGTGGCCGGCCAGTTCCTGCGGACGAGCACGACGGCTGGTGCTGCTGAGGACGCAGGGACGATCCCGACCGAGGGCGTCTTCGGCATGGCGCTCACAGCCGCGGCAGGACCAGGAGCTGGTACGGTGGCCGCCTACCTGTTCGGCACCATCGGTGCGCTGACGGCGGCCAGTGTCTACCTACCACGTGTCAGCGGCTCGACCTATGACGACGTGGAGGACGCCAACACCCTGTTTGGCTCGGCGGGCTGGTTCTCTGGCGGGGCAGTCTCGGACGCTGGTGGGGGCAACGTTGACGTGACGGCAGGGACGGGGGTGTTGCGATCGGCAGCCACGGTTACTGCTCAACTGCTCTTCATCGACTGGCCGCTATCGGCAGGTCATGCGATTCCCGTTGGCACCACTCGCTACATCGGTGTTGAGTGGAATATGGGAGTGCCGCAAGTCACTGTCCGTGCGACCGAGAACTTCGACAACTTCACCGACTTTGAGTTGGCCATCGTGGTCAGGCAGCCGGCGGCCGACGGCGGAGAGATTCACATTGACCAGCACGAGCAGCACGCCGGAGACGTTTCCCACCGTGTGATCGAGCGGTGGCATCAGACCAACCATATCGAGCGAGACAATGAGCTTGGCGGGAATATTCTGGGGGAGAGCAACGACAACAATCGCAACGTTGAGATAACTGCGGGCGCCTACTGGGTCGGCCTGGATCGCACTGCACTTGGTCTCTTTGACTCGTCCGGCGCTGCCACATTTGACACTTACTCCGCTGGAGGGCTGGAGGCGGCGGGTGTCTCCGTGTGGCCTAATCTACAGTACGACAACGGCGGTGTGCTAGCCAACTTGGGAGGCAACAAGTGGGCCAACCTGTGGTGGTACCAGGAGTTGGACGGCGACGTTGTCATGCTCTACGGGACGGCGCAGTACAACACAGAGGCGATGGCTGGCGAGGAGGCGGTGCCGACTACCGTGCCCGATATAGTGACCGTACATGGCACTCTGATTGGGCGCTACGTCTTCCAGAGAGGAGACACGATCCCCGCACAGGTTGCAACTGCCTTCGTGCAGATGTTCGCCGTCGCCGGCGTCACCGTCCACAGTGGACTGTCCGGCATCGGTGGTGGTGAGGATGACCACCCGGAGTACCTCCTAGCTGACGGCTCCCGCAACCTAACGGGAGACCTGCTCGCTACTGTCGCAACGGAGGTGCAGTTCCGCGACACTGACCTAGCGATCTGGTCCTCAGCAGACGGGCAGCTTGACCTCAAGGCCGATACGAAGATTGTGCTTACGGCACCGATCGTGGAACTCCCTTCTGGGATATTGATGCTCGGTGTAACTGATAATACAGTAGGCGGTATTCTCCTACACGGGGATGCTGGAAACATAGGCGGTACTATCGGTTACGAGATAGGAGCTGGCCAGGACGCAGCGTTTGATTCCTGGGTCGTTGGAATCAAACAGATGAGCGATGACCTGGAGTTCCGGGTTGATTCGGATGTCCGTATGCTTCTCACTGCTGAGGGTCAGCTTCAGTCCACGGTGCAGGGAGTTGCAGGGGGTATCCTTATCGGCGGCGATGCACACCTTTACCGTAGTGCTGCTAACGTGCTTTACACGCCCGATAGTTTGACTGTCGTTGGAACGCTACTGGTTGATGTTATCAACGAGGAGACTGCCACTGTCGGCGTTACTGCCGAGAACGTGACCATCAAGGACGGTAGTATTGAGCTGCACCACGGTATAGACACTATCTCGTCTGACGAGATCACCACGCCCACAGGCGGTTACATCATCGCCGCCGCACAGGCGGGCGTGACGGATGACCTCGACGGTATCGGCGGGGGGGGGGACGGGGGTATCAAAAAGGGGCGCGCCGGCGCCGGGGGGGCATATCAGGTCAAGCACCAAAAAGGGGGGAGGGGGGGGGGGGGGGAGGTGCTGCTGTAAGACCAACA